TGCTATCATGCAAGATGAGATACCTTTTAGACAACCAAAAAAATATGTAAAGTATTCTAACTTAGGAAAAGATAACAAAAGAGCGATACGGTTCTATTTAGAAACAGGTTTAGCCAAACCTAAAAGAAGAAATAAATTCTACCAAAACATACAAGAAGAAATGCTTCGTGGAAGTAATGTTCGATACGATGTTGAAGACCAAAGTAAAGGTGATAGATAATGACTGAACTTTGGTTTGAAGAACTTAAAAAGAAACAGGATGCCTGTTATCATAAAGTAAAGAGCCGATATAAGAAATGGCCTTCTGCTTATGCTTCTGGTGCTTTAGTTCGTTGCCGTAAAGTTGGTGCAAAGAATTGGGGCAATTCTGTAAAGAAAGGCGGAGATAATTTCAAAAGAGAAAAAGAATCGGGACTACACGGTTGGTTCTCAAGAAGAGGCGGAGATGGACAAAAGGGTTGGGTTTCTTGTCAATCATGTGAAGATGATAAGAAAGGAACAAAACCTTGTGGAAGACAAGATGCTTCTAAAGGAACTAAACAAAGATGTAGGCCGACTTGTTCCGCTTGTAAAACATACAAAAGGAGGAAAGGAGCATGAATTGGAAAGAAATATTAAAGGCAGAAGACGAGAAAGCCCATTGTGGTACTCATAAAGATGATGAGAAGATGATTAGCGGTGACGAAAAGAAAGCCGCAAAGAATGATTCTCAAATAGAAAAAGAGATACTTGCAGAAATTAAAAAAGAAGGTGGTGCTTTGGGTATGAAAAATCTTAAAAGTATTGCTGACCGTAGAACTCTTAATAGAGTGCTCGACGCATTAGTTAGAAGAAAAAAGATTTATATTCACGCTGATGGAGACATTTACACTCACAAACCAAGTAGTAAAAGAAGGGGGCCATTTACAGCATGAGTTGGAAAACAATATTAAAAGGACTTTCCGAAAAGGAAAAAAACGATACCTCAGCAAAACTTAGGCAAGAACTAATAAATGCTAAAGATTTAACAAATCAACAAACAAAAGAAATTAAGAAAAGAATATTAAATTTAAAAAATAAAAGTGACAGTATGTTCCCTTTTGAAGTTCAATATCTTAGAGCAAGAATAGCCGGTAAAACAGATATGCAAGCCCTAACTGAAATATATAACAAGAATAAAAGGGGTGACTGATGGTGGGTTGGGAATATATTTTAAAGAAGGATTCTGATTATAAAAAAGGAAGAGGGTATAGAAATGCCAGCCCTGAAAAACAGAAAGAAATAGATAGAGTCATGGAAAGGGAGGCTAAAAAGGCAAAGGCTTTATTAGTACCCCAATTCAAAGCCATGCTAAGAATGACTTTTGGCAAACATGGTAAAGATTCTAAAGAGGTTCAAGAATTGGGTGAAAAGTTTATGGCTAGTAATCCAACAGAAGAGCAAATAGATGAGATTATGGATTACTTTGAAAAATTAGAGGATAAACCTAAGCCTCGAACTGCTATGGATGAACTTAGAGAAAAGCAAAAGAGAGCCAAAAAAGAATTAGATTCTAAGAGGGACAGATGATGGATGAATGGAAAGAGATTCTCAAATTCAAACGACGATTTAAAAAGGTCGTCACTAATAAAAGGACAGGTCGAAAGAAAACTGTTAAGTATGGTCAAGCAGGAAAGGCAAAGGATGGCGGAGATAGAATCCGACCGAACACTTCTAAAGGAGATGCTTACTGTGCAAGGTCGAATAAAATCAAAGGTAATTGGAGAAGTGACCCAAACAGCCCTAACAACTTAAGCCGTAAAAAGTGGAAGTGTCATGGAAATAAATCAAGTAGGTGAATATTATGAATTGGTGGGATATTCTAAAATCTGCTAAGGGTTCCTCTAAGGTTTCCTCTAAAGGAAAAGGTACTTCATTTGACGCATCTAAGATTAAAGTCAATATAAAAGATGATGAATCTTGTGTAGAAAAGTTTAATAAAATTTATAAATACATTAATGATGAAATTAATAGAATAATTAAAACAACAAACCTACGCTCAGATGTTAACGACTTTGATTACAATAATCACTCAAATGGTTGGATTTGGTTTGCCTTTACTGATAAAGAACTAAGAGATGCATCTGGTGATAATGAGGAAACTTACAAAGTCCTTGCGGAATTAGAATACATTAATTATGAAGCCGAAAACGAAGAGGCGGCTTGCAAGTCGTTGAAGAGGATTTCAGAATTAAATACTCGAATGGAAAAGGATAATTATGCAGAGGTAGATGGGTTTTATTTTACAAGAAACTTGAATAATTTGGATATTGCGAATCGTATGGAGCAACTCATCAACGACAACGACGGCGGCTTAATACAAATGCATTTTAGTATAATAAACCCAAAGGTTCACAAACACTACCGAAAATCAATTCAAATGAAACCTTCTTTAAAAGCAGAACTTAAGAAGTTAGCAGATTCTTTTGATAAACTTTTCGATACCGCCATACAAATGGCTAAAGATGCTGTAAGAGAGAAAGGGTTGTGATTTTGTGACTTGGAAAAACATATTAAAAGCCCCGACAGATAACCAAATTCTAGACTTATATCGTGAGATAGTAATGAGAGTTGGCATTCTTGTGAGTCTTAATGGTTTAGATGCTGGAGATAAAAAAGACCCAAAAAGTATAGAATATAGATTAGAAGGAATAAAAGAAAACATTTTAGATGATGAAGGAATAAATATTAAACACTTCACAAGGCTTTTAGAAGCAGATGATTCTTTTTATAATGATGAACATTTAACTCGCTTAGTTATGGACCTTCAAAACAAATTACAGTGGCGTATTGACAATCTTTGAGGTTATCACATGGAAGTCGAGTCTTTTAATTTTGAGCATCAAATGGATATGGAGTTATCCAAAAACTCTTTTCCATATTTCTTCCAGAATGTTTTAGGTTTTATGTTTCCTAAATATCAACAAGAGTGGTTAGAGTTAATGAATGATACACAAAGAACTGTCATTGTTTGTAGTCGTGACCACGGAAAATCTGTATTTATGCACAGTTGGGTTGTTTGGAATTTAGTATTCCAAGAGCCACCTTATCAAATGCTTTACATTTCATCTAACCAAAAGCAGACAATGGTTCACATGAGGGACATTGATAAGATGTTTAATCATCCCATGTTAAAGAAATTTAAACCGGCTAGAGGTTGGGCGATTGGAAATATTACATTGACTAACGGCAATCAAATTCTTGAGCGTTCCGTTGGCTCACAGATTCGTGGTCTTCACCCTCAAGAGATTATTATTGACGACCCTTTGAAAGAGTTTAGTATGACGGGTATTCAAAAGGTCACAGATTGGTTTTATGGTGACATGATTCCAACACTTCACCACACCGCTTCATTGAGAGTTATTGGAACTCCCTTCAGTTATACAGATATTTATCAACAACTCGAAGAGAATCCTGCATATACAGTCCGAACATATACTTGTTTCAATGCTCTCAATGAACCCCTTTGGCCTGAAAGATGGGACTATGATGCACTAATAGCAAGAAAGGCTGAAGTTGGTTCTTTAATGTTCACACGGGAATATTTATGTGTTCCTATATCAACAGGTACTTCTCTATTCAATCCTGACTATTTAGAATTAGCAAAGAGTAAAGAACATATTCTCAAGCCGCATCGTCGTGAAGGCTATAAGTATTATGTAGGTGTGGACCCTGCTATTTCAACAGATGGCGACTACAATGTTATTACAGTTCTAGAAGTTGATGAACACGATAATAAAACTATTGTATTCATTGACCGTTCTAAGAATGTTGAGTTTAGGGAGAATATAGAAAAGGTTAGGTTAATTGGAAAGATGTTCCATCCCGAAGTTGTTCTCTTTGAAACAAATACATTCGCTAAATCTTTTACACAAGAGTTAAGGAATGTTAGTGATTTAAATGTTCACGACTTCAATACTACTCGTAAGAAGAAAGAAGAGATTATTCTAAGTCTTCAAATGAATTTTGAAAATAAAAAGATTAATCTCCCTTATGGTAATGAAGAAAGTAGAAGGGTGTCTATGACACTACTTGAAGAATTGTCTATGTTTGCTATCACCGAGAAGGGAAAATTCGAGGGTATAGGGGCGCATGACGACATGGTAATGAGCCTTGCATTAGCAAATGCGGCCACGCATACCATGAGTGAAACCTTCATACTGCTTGACGATTTAGGACTGTTTGAGCCGCCCACCACGAACAAGTATAAGCGAAATAGTGGTGTAATAGGTATGAATTTTTGAGGTGGTTATATGGTGACAGAACAAGATTTAATTGATTCAAAGGATGAAATTGAAGAGTTAGAGGAACTACAAGAAGAAAGGAAGCCCGTTGTTCAAGCCCTTAATGATGTTGGTATTGAACTAAACAAAGGTATCACTGACTATGTTATGTCGGATTATGAAGCAGTTAATACTTTATCTAAAAACTTAAATATAAATGCTACCGAAGCAAGAAAACAACTCTCTTCATTTCCTAATCAATATTTAGTAGGTGAAGAAAGCATACCAGAATTAGTTAAGAAAATGCGTAAAGCAAGAAGACAGTTAAAGGGAGAAGACCGGTTAAGAATGTCGAAGGCGATTGACACTGTAATTGATGGGTACTCCGACCATATTTCAAAATGTATTGATTCTATTTATTGGCTAACTCCATATAGAGAACCGTTATTAAAAATGAGATTTAATGAAAAAGATTTAATGAAACTTCATAAAATAGGAGATGTTGATTCTAGAAGAAGAGTTGTAGATTCCTTGTGTAAGTTTTGGGAACATGACTTAAAGAAAACTGATATGGTTTATTGTAAAGATTATTCAACTCTTGAGAAGGCTTGTCGATTAGCAAAGAAAGATTTTAGAGCAGAAATAAAAAAGATTTCTGACCAATCTTTAGCCAAGTCTAAAAAAGAAAAAGTTTTAAGTTTTATTAACACTGAGATAAGAAAAAATCCCGGAATAGGCTTAAAACAAATTCATGAAAGAATGCCCAATCAATTAAACAAAAGTACCACAACCAACATGATTTCCAAAATGATTAAAAAACTAGATGTGTCTTCTGTTAATGGTGGGTATTACAGTATGCCTAGTGAAATAAAGAAAAACATATGGGCATACACAGCAGCCTTTATTGATTCAGATGGATATATCACAATGGATAGAAACCATAACCCAAGAGTAGGTTTAATTGCTACGGGAGATAGGGGTCGTGTATTTATGGAAGAAATGCATAAGTCTATTGGTTTTGGTAAATTACATTTGAATCAAAAGTCACCACAAGATACTAGACCGGTACAAAGATTGAATTTTTATTCTCAAAATGATGTTAATGATTTACTAATGAAGTGCCTACCCCACTTTAGACTTAAAAAAGGAAATGCTGAATTGTTGTTAGAATTAATAAGAATGAAAAAATCTTATAAGAAACAGGAATGGTATAAGCCAAGATGCGATGAGATTTTTAAGTTAATGAAATGGGAAAATCACAGGGACCATGTTGGTTTTGATTGGGGCAAAGAGGGTATTGATTTAGATAATATCCAAAAGTACAAAGATAATTGTAAAATGAGTGCTATGGATTCAATGGAACAAGTCGGTACTATTCTAAAAGAAAAAAGAAACCCTTCTAACTTCTATGCTAAATATATGAGAGAAACTAGAGAGGCTATGAATAAAACTAATATGCCTGATGAAATGGAACAACAAGTTCTTTCTTTCTTAGAAGCAGGTAAGAAATCAATTCAAGCAGAATTAGAAGGAAATGTACCTTTTATGACACCTGCCTTTATTAAAGAAAGAATTGAAGAAATTTTGAGACAGTACGGAATAAGTGAAAGACAACGCTTTGAGCGGAAAAATGCGATGGAGTGATATGATGAGATTTATGTATTGTGGACGATGCTATACTACATCTTCACGAAACTTAATGCCTTTTGGTTTTTGCAAACAATGTTGGTTAAAAAAAGGAAGACCTGTGAAAATGACCGTCGAAGAGTATATAGCAGAAGAGGAACCTGCGAACAAATAGGGGTGTAGTCATGGCTGAAGAAAGGCGGAGATTTTCTTTTACTAACTTGTTTAGGCGTACAACTCCTAAACCTGCGGATAGACAGATATTCAATATGGGTATTCAAGAAAGGCAGAATAACTACATGATGACAGCACCCATCATTTATTCTATGGTTCAACAGTCCGTTATTGTTAGAACTTGTATTACTCAATTAAAACAAGAAGTTTATCGTAGAGGGTATGTTTGGGAAAAATCATTTGAAGCCATTTGCAATAATTGTAATAAAAAACACAAAAGACCTGTTCAACAATGCTCTCGTTGTGAATCTGAGGATTTAAGAGTTCCTGATGTTAAGCAACTACAATTTGCTGAAAAGTTTTTGGAAGGATATGTTAATCCCTCGGAACAATTATTTATTGATGTTTTGAAAGAACTTGAAGATGATTTGAATACTATGGATGATGCCTACATTGTTCTAGTGAAAGAATACTTTTTGGATGGTAATGGTAAAATACGAATGCACCGCATTAAAGAAATCTATCGTGGCGACCCAGTGACTATGTTTATTTATGCTGATGAGGATGGAGTTAAGGGAACAAAAGGATTTACTTGTGTCCACCATAGAAATATTTTGGCTACTGAACCCTATGCAAAATGTGAAGCCTGTGGTTCGGATATGAAACCCGTACACTTTGTAAATAGAGCAAATGGAGAAGACCAATATTTCTTAGAAGGAGAAGTGTTGCACTTTAGTAAATACAGCCCAAGTCGCCTTTATGGTTTCTCTCCAGTAATTACATTATATAACCATATTATGACTCTTATTGCTATGGAGAACTATGTTAATTCAGCATACACTAAGAGCAGAATGCCAAGAGGTTTATTGGCGGTACAAACTAGAAACATGGATTCAATGAGAGCCTTTTGGAGAGGCGTTAAAGAAAAGATGGAAGCAGACCCTCACTTTATTCCTGTCATGGGAATTGAAGCCGAGAATGGAAAGGGTGCTGTTGAATGGATAAAGTTCATGGACAGTCTTAAAGAGATGGATTACATTTCAGTAAAGGATGATTTAAGAGATAGAATTTCTGCTTTCTATGGGGTTAGCAAAGTATTCATGGCTGATAGTACAGCAAGTGGTGGATTGAATAATGAAGGTATGCAAATTCTTGTGACAAATCGTGCTGTTCAAATGGCACAGAATGTCTACAATAATTATGTTTTCCCATATTTAACAAAGCAATTTGGTATTACAGATTGGGATTTAAAATTACCACCATCGGAAGAAGAAGACGAAATTGCAGGTCTTCGTAAAAGAGAGATTGAAGTTAATATTGCTGCTTCAATTAAAAATCTAGGATTTGAAGTTGATATGGATGAGGACGGACAATTTACTTTTAAGAAGCCAGAACCGGAACAACCGGAACAAGGTGCAGAAGGAGAAGAAAGAATACAGAATGACCCATTAGCAGGTTCTAATTTAGACCAAAGAGATTTAGATGAAAATATGAGAGAAATGGCACAAGGGGGCGGCTCCAAGCCACAAGAAAATCCACCGGCCACAAGGAATAAAGCGAGGAACGAAGTAGGACCGGATAAGCGCATGACCGGATTGCCAGCAGAAGCAGGTAATCAAAATGTTGATTCAAGAACAGAAAGAAGAGTTGGTTAATATGACAGAAGATTTAAAACAAAAAGAAATACGATTGAAGAAGGAATTGGCTAGAGTTAGGTCACAAAATTCGGCTGAAAGAAGAACGACTACAAAGAACCGTGATTTTTCAGTTGGTGGATTACCACCAGATACTACTCATAAGGCAACAAGAACTTCAAATGATGTTCCTGATGTTATTCTACCGCCATCGAAGCGTCGTGGTAAGAAAGAAAATATCCCTTTTTGAGTTGATTTAATTGGTGTTCATTAAAGCCTACATTCAAGGTCGTGGCGACGACCCTGAATATCTAATAAAGTGCTTGATAGAACATTTAGAAAATAATATTAAAAAAGAATGGAAGCCTGAAGTTCTGTCTACCAAGACAGAACAAAAGGATTTAGATAAATATAAAAAATTAGTAGCAAGAAGGCGAAAGAAAGAAGGCCCAAAAACTGCAAAAATAATAGCAGACACAGGAAAATATAAAGGAAACCAATTTGTAGGCGTAGGTGCATTAAGAGATAAAAAGGCTTTAGAAATTTATCTTTCCTTAACTGCTAAACTAGGTAGAAAGGCTTACGAGGAATATTTTAATAAATTACCTATGAAAATTACATACGACGGTAAACCGATTAAAATTACTAAAGATATAGTAGAAGGCGATGATAAAGTTAGCGGCGAAATGAAATTAAATGTTTTATTTGGCATATTCGGAAAAGATGCGACGGCTAAAGTTTTTACATATAATGTTTCTGCAAAAGGCATAGATACAAAATTAACAGGTACTAAATTAATAGAATCTATGAGAGGTAAAAAATATGGCAAGTATAACCCTAAAACTAGAACTTTCTTTGATGCAAAAATGACAGATGCAGAAGCAGATAAACTAATTGCTGAGTTGGAAGAAGACCAAAAAGAAGTTAAAACAAAACCTAAGAAGGTAAAGAATACTGATATATTAAGAGTTCTTTCCTCCGATACCGGTGCTAATTATCAAGTTAAGCAACTTCAAAAGATTTTAAGAGGGCAATTTAAGGATAGTAAAGGTAAAAAAATACCTACTGACAAATATTTAAATAGACTAAATGAAGTTGCTATCAGGTATAATCAACCCGAAAGCGAAGACGCAGATAAATACTTAAAAGATTATTTGGAAAATAATCCTAGAGGAGTTGCGGCTACCAAAGAGGTCTTTGAGTTCATCATTACAACACTTCAAAAATTACAAAATTCTTCAGAAGACGCTTCAATTAAAACAGCAATTAATAAAATATTAGTCGCCTTGCGAAAAAAGAATGAAGGCGTTATTGCATCAATGCAAAGATACGCTGATTCAAGAAGTAGTGAACAATCGAGTGAACCCACTATGTATAGTTCTTCCCAAGTCTTACCTAAGATAAATAAAACTACTAAAACTTTTTGGTCAAAACTTAGCAAAGATGTTGAGTTGTTGCCGAGTGCTTTAAATAAAGTTAAAGGAGATACTGCAAAAATTTCTTCAGTGATTAACGATAAATTATTATATCGTGGTCCAGAGTTTATTATGGCAATACTTAATGTTATTGATAAAGAAGTTGGTATTAAAGAACTTGAAGAACAGGTTGTTCCAAAACTTAAACCATTTGAGTTATCAAGTCCGAGAAGTGTTCCCGAATGGATGAAAGATAGAAAGATTAGTGTTTCGGGTGCTACTGCACAAGAAGTACAGGATAAACGATTCTTACAAGGTAAAAAAACAAAAGTACCTAGTTATAGAGAACAGGGTAAGAAAAACGAAGAAGAACGAAAAAGAAAGTTGAGAGAAAAACTCAACAAATTAAAAAAGGCAGAAGATGAATTTGTGAAAATAATACCTGCTTACTATTATTTTGATATTACTATGGAAGGAAATAAATTCGGTATTAAATATAGACAGGTTCCTTATTCAGAAGATAGTGAAGGCATCAAGGGAATAGATTCTATTGTTAGTAAAATTAAAGAAGATATGAACGAAAAGATAGGTAAAGACACTATATTATCTTTGACTAAAAGATATGTTGATGTGTCTTTAGGAAAAGTTACTTCGAGAAAATCCGATAAGAAAGCAATTCAAGCCTATATGGAAAAAGAGTTTAAAAAGATACAAAGAGATTTAAACGAAAAGACTAGATTACCTAATATTCCCAAAAGACATATTAGAAAAGTTAAGAAATTAGCAAAGGAAAATTACATTAACATTGATAGAGCCTTCAATGTTTTTTCTTCTGGAAAGGCGGATTACATTACAAGAACTTTTGACAAGTTGATGGGGATTGATATTACCCCCGTTTCTTTGAAAGAAGAAGTAGAAAACATAGTTATGGCGAATGTTGAAGAAGCCATGACTGAAAAAAAAATAGGCGAGTTTGTTAAAGAGGCCGCAAAAAACTTAAACGAAACAGTACAATCCATAAAATCTAAGATAGGCGAACTTAATGAGATTACAGGTCAATTAGATTCGGAAAGTTTCTTAAGCGACATAAAAAACTTTATACTTCTTGCTGAAAAAATAGAGAAGAGTGAAAGTAAATTAAAACAGGCTTATGAACTTTTAGATGAGCAAATAGAAACAGTTGAGGCTGAAAAGGATTTGGGACAGTCGCAGAAGACTCCTAAAATAGATGAAATCCGTGTTGGACAATCCACTAAAACCAAAAGTGCTTTTTCAACAATGGGTTTAATAGGCCGAATACAAGATGAACTTTTCGATTCTATTGAAAAAGTTGTAGATAATGAATTACTTAGTGGGTTCTGGGGGAAGTATGAAGAGGTCTTCAATGCACTAAAAAATCCTAAGAGTGGGCTTTCTACTGATGATTGGCTTGCTAAGGTAAATCAATTTAAAAATAACAGAAAAGGATTCTATAAATTATTCGAAATAGATGTTGATAGTTTGGAAGATATTAAACTGAATACAGAAAAAATAGTTCGTGAAATAGAAGAATTACAAGACAGTATTGCTAATGGCGGGACTTATGTTGTCGATAAACAATTAGAGGAAATCGAAACAATGATTCTTTCAGCAGTGGCATTAACGAAAGTGAAACAAATAGCAGGTAATGAATCAATTCTTGAACAAGGAATTTTAGATGCAGTTAAGAAAATAACAGGTTTTTATGCATTATCTAGTTTACAAGGTCAGCGTATTGGTGGAAAAGAATGGTGGCGTACTAAAGCAAGACCTCAAAAAAGCCGACTACAAAGTGAAAGATTATCTCCATCTGATTATGCAAAGTATCTGTCAAAAAAATATACCCAATTCGATGTGAGTGAAAAACAAATTTTAGAATTTTTAGAAGATAAAGATTCAGTAAAAGACAAACTAGAAGAAAATAAAAAATCAAAGGAGGAAGACTAATGACATGGGATTACTATGAAAGCGGCGAAGAGCATCTGCTCAAAAAAGAAAAGAAACAAGAACCTAAAGAGTTATTGGATTCATTAGGTCCAAAAGAAAGAAAACGATTAAAAAAGGTTCTTCAATCAGCACAACCAACTGAATTTTTTGGTAAAGACTTTACTCAAATGGGAGAATTAATTAGAGTTCTTAAGGACTTAAAGATAGTTAAGGATGATAATAAATTAAATAAGAAGATGGAATCAATGGATGAAAGGAACATTGATATAGTGGCTTCTGCTACTGAACTTCGTAAGGACTATGAGTTGCTATACCGGCAATTAAGAGATTTGGTTTATCCTAAGAAGAAAAAAGGTGATGAAAAGTGACTGACCAAAATGTTGAATTACTTGCCATTCTTAAGGCATTAACAGAAAAAATTGAAAATTTAGAAAAGACTGTTTATCATCAAGATAATTTATTGATGAAGTCTGGCTTAGTTGTTGCCCAAAGCCCAAGTCCAAAAATGAATAACGGTGGAGTTGGTTCTTCATCCGTTGGTGATGTTGGAAGCATGGAATGGTCCGATATTCACAAAATGGTCGAAAAGGTAGGTGGACAATAATGACATGGGATTATTATGAATTAAAAAAAGCATTCGGTAAAGGGAAGTGTGAAGTTAAAAAATGCGATGCACATTCATGCCGAAGCAATACAAAACAGGATATTAGAGGACAAAATGCAAGTCAAGGCTATTGTCGATTAGATGTTATCACAATTGATTCTAAAGGAAAGTGTGAGCAATTTAAACCTCCAAATCAAGGTAGTGGAAAAGGAAAATCCCCATACGATTTTAAACAAGTAATGCGTGATGTTGGAAATGCTCCGAGGGATATACGACAACAGCGAACAAAAAATCTAAAAGAACAAAGAATGAATAGGTGAGATTATGCCAGAAAGAGTGACAAGAGAAGAAAAAATTATTGAATTAACAATTTTAAAGGCGAGGGAAGTCAAAGCCCTTCGAGATGGATTAACCCAAGATGAAATGCCAACGGTTGAAAAGATTAAGCGACCAAAGGCTAAAGCCTCTAAGCATGGTATTAAACAGGACAAGGTTCATGCTAATTCCGGTGGAGAAGAATTTACTAGCGGTGAAATTAAGAAAATGTCAAATGATGAAATACGAGCCAAGACTCGCTATTCTCGAAATTTAGTTAATCAACTCGATGCTCAAATTAAAGCAAAAGAGAAAGAATTTGAGGGTAGAGAAATGAATGCTGCACAGAAGCGAACTCTTAAATTGATGAAAGCAAGAGTTGAAGCAATATACTCAGCATTAACTCTTATGATGAAAACTAAATACAAATCATACAAAGACGATGAAAAGATGGCTAAGTTCAATGAAGCAACTGATAGGGAAGAAGACCCTAGAGATGTTAATATTCCAATGGGTGAACAAAAAATTACTTCTGCTGTTTTTAAAGATTTAGATGAAGAAATGAAGGAACTTACTAAAAAACTTATGGGAGCATCTGTTTCTGAGTTGGGTAAATTAGAAGAAGAATTAGCAGAAATAAGTAGCCTGTGGCTTACTTATTCAAAGTTTTACGGTCGAAGTTCATAGGTGAAATAAATGGCTTATCTTCTTGAAAAAGATAAGTCCACATCGGATGAAATCGTTCGCTTATTTGAGAAAGTAAGAGTGGCTTATCTATCGGCTCGCACTGACCCTAAAGAATACGGTGTTAAATGGCGCAGTGCCGTGGATGGCATTAAAGAAAAATACGAGAGTACGAACCAACTTTCTAACGAGTTGAAAAACTTCATTGAAATTTCAGATTTGGAAGCAGATGATGTTAAAGACCCTCAATCTCAAAATGCAGAAAAGATATTTGATGGCATTAAAAGTCTTAGGTATTCTTCCGAATCAATAGAAGACCCATTCGCAAAACGATTCAAAGGAGAAGTTCTTGAAGCATTACTTTCTTCTCAAGAAACTATGGTCAAATTTGTGCATTATGCTATAAGGGAAGATAGTAAATCACTATCTCCAGACATTTACAGCATTAAAGACATGGAACCGGACGATATTACGGAAGGTCTTAAGGGACTTGACCTAGAAGTGGACGACATAGCACTGTATATTATTGAGCATTACGGTGACGGAAAAGACTCAAATAAGGTAGAATCTAAAGTAAAGTCTGCTATGAACATTTTAGAATTAATTTACCTTTCTAACAATGAAAAAGACGATTGGGTTGAACTTGAAGAAATTGAAGGAGTACCTGTCAAGAAAGAGGAAGAAAAGAAATCCACTGAAGAAAAATCTATTTCTGATTTTATTGTTCCTAATAAACCAATGTATAGAATTTTTGACATTGATGACATGAAAGAACTAAAAGGCTTTACCGGAGAATATTATGTTCAAGAAAAATATGACGGGCTTCGAGTTCAAGCACATAAAATAGATAAAAAAATTAAAATATATTCATTCGATGGTAAAGACATTACTTCTAAATGTAAAGAGCAAGTTGATGAGTTAAATAAAAAACACTTTGGCGATTGTATTCTGGATGGTTCATTGATATTATTCAAAGGTGATGATGCGCTAAATAGGGCAGAAACTATTTCGTACCTAAGCAAAAAAGAAGATTCCGAAGGAACTTTAAAGATGCATCTTTTCGATTTATTAAGGCATGAAGAAAAATCTTTGTTGGAAGACAGGTTAGACCGAAGAATGCAAATTATGTTCAATAATTACTCTATACATTCTAGTGAAATGTTATCTTTCCCTTCAAAGAAAGATACTCGTTTAGCAGATTCTATCAAAGATGTTGAAGAATACTCGAAAGCAATTATGGAAATGCCTACTTCGGAAGGAGTAGTAATAAAAGATTCTTCGTCAACTTATTATGTTGGTACTAAAAAGAATCCCAAATGGATTAAGTGGAAGAATTTCGTAGATTTAGATTTGATTGTTCTTGATAAGAAATCATCCGGTAGTAATTATGTCTATTCGTTAGGTGCAGGGCCAACAGAAGGGGAAGGAAAGAATTATCAAGAAGTGGAAGGTAAAACCTATATGCTTGTTGGTAAGGCTCTTAACACTAAAATTTCTGCCGACTTGGGAAGCATTGTGAGGGTTAAAATAGACCAAGTGAAGAAGACAGGCGACATATACACTATTCATTCTGCTAAGGTTATAGAAGTACCCGAAGCGGCTCATCCTGACAAGTTAGTGACTTTGGAAATGCTTTCTAAAGATAACAAAAAAGAATTGAATTATAATGTTGAAGCACTAAAAAAAGGTTTAAAAATAACAGACCACATTCACGGAGAAGCATCTGTTATAATTAAAAGTGACATGGATGGTTTTACTATCTATGGTTTTGAAGAAGACAATCTTATGGCTAAGAATGCATTAATTGATTTAGACCTTTGGAAGACTCAAGCGGAAGAAATTATGAAAACTAAACAATCTCGATTAACTGTTGCTGGATTCCAATATCTTAAAACCTCTGGGCCTAAAACAATTAAAGAACTACATAATCATTTAGTCAAAAACCACAAAGACCTATATGAAGATATTCTTGAAAGTAAGTTTGGTAAACTTAAAGATTGGATGAAACAAAGAGATGGTATTTCTTATGATGAAAAAGATAAGAAACTTTTGGCCGATGAAGATAAAATTATGCAAGAAAGCGATATTCTCAAAGAATATAAAACACCAAAGGAATATAGAGAAGGTAATTTTAAGATATATCTTAGGGATGATGATAACTTAAATTTCGTTATTAAACTAAAAGATGAATCTATTAATTGGTTAATAGATTTAGAAAACTCAGATGATATTTATGAATTGTTTGGTAAAGCCGGTAAATTTCCTGCTATGGTGGCTAGAAATATTTCTAAGAGAAAAACACTTGATGAAGGCAAAATAAAATTAGGGGTTCAAAAAGATGGTTATCACGAATATTTCTTAGAAGGCAATAAATTTGATACCAAATTCAACATTAGGAGAGTTAGAGCAGAAGGTAAAGAAATGTGGTTAGCATGGTCTGGCTACAAGCAATCACCTGCTGATGCCAAGAATGATTCAGGATTATGGAATATTTATGACGACAGGTATAATGAATTGCCCCTTCCTGAAAAATGATGCGAGGCTATTATATACTCAAAGTTGGTAGGAAGGTTTGAGGAACATGGCTACAAGTGTTATGGCTACTAGGAATGATGATTTCACCATTCTAAAGAGCAACGACGACTTGATGATTGGTGGATATGCAAGTATTGAAATCGTGGATAAACAAAACGATTTGATTACATTAAAAGCATTACAAGAATCAGTAAAAAAGTTTATGGAAGACTCAAAGTTTAGAAATGTAATGACTAACCACTCAAATGTTCAAGTCGGTGAAGTTGTAGATTCATATAGAGATAAAACTGGAAAATTATGGAAATCCGAAGTTGATGATGTTGGGTTCTTTGTTGTAATTAAATTAAGGGACGACATTGAAAAAGCAAAAGAAGTAGGAAGAAACATTCGCAAAGGGTCATTAAGGTCATTTAGTATTGGTGGACAAGCATTACAAAAAGTAAAGAAAAGCCACAATGAATTAGGGGAATATAACGAAATAAGTAAGTTAGAACTCCATGAAGTGACAATCTGTGAAAAAGGCATTAACCCCGAAGCGAAATTCGATATTTTAAAACAAGATATAGGAAGTGAAAAAATGAG